CACAATTTACCTAATAATACAGAGTCGGTAATATTGATACCATCATGTATCATTTTACTAAGCCGTGTACTTACTAGATCTGTAATGCCTGTACTATCAGTTTTACCTGCGCCCTTGTGGTGGGCGCTGACAATATCCGCAGCTGTTAACGGTGTATTAAGTCCTTTACTGATGACCCGTTGTAACCGCTCATCAAATATTATAGTCTCACTGGAGCTCTGGTTTTTAAAATAGCAGCTGTCCTGTACTCCTAAATCGTCGTGGAGATGTTTATGTACAACAAGGGTGTATGTATCTGAGACTAAGGTAGACTCTTTGGGCGTTTGGTTTATTGAGTTCCAGTTTGCGTATAAACCGGATGCTTCTAGCTTACGGTAGGTAGCTGAGGCCTCGAGAACGCGGAAGTCGTCCAAAGCTACTTCCTGCTTCTTATAATCCCCTACCTCTAATTCTAAGAGGCTATAGTCTACCGTTGCTCTTAGTAACATTTAAAACGCAGATCTAACCTTGATCTTGAATCTATCTACAGCGGTTTGACTGCCATTAGCGTCCGTAACCGTTATCTCAGCCTCATACGTACCTGCTTCAACGTCTAACGTTTTAGGGTCGGTGTTCCATTGCATAAAGCACTGCCCGGGCTTACTAGATTGATCTAGTATCCCGCAAGTCATGGTGTCTAGTATAGATGTACCTCCGAGTGCTCGGAACTTTACTTCGACCGTGCTACTGGATAGATCTAGGGGTGCCCAGGTAGAAGGCTCGTCTTCATCTAAAGTTTTACCGGGCGCAGCCTTATGCGCGTCCCTAAGAGTAAACTCTAAATCAGGTTTGGTATCTCCTGCGACCACCTTGATGGTCTCGTAATACGCCATATTTTACTCCTCCGGAGGTTGTTCTCAGCATTGGCATGCATGTTCAATTATGGTTGCGCGGGAACTGGGGCGTCCTGCATATTAGGGTCGACTAACTTATCAACCTGAAATTTGAGCCCTAAAGATGTTACGAATGCCTCGTGATGCTTTAGGGCCCGTTGAGCGTTCCCTGCAAAATCTGCATCCTTGCTATATGCTCTATAGAGTATGTAGTCCAATATAGCGTTCGCGTAGATGTCGTCGAGGGTTATATCCCCGTCTTGCACCGCGTCGGCTGGGGAAGCTGAATAGACGATATCCACTTGCCCTGGCGCAGCCGGTTGGGCAGGGTAAACATAAAAATTCTTAGGGTCGCGTAAGTCGAACATATAATGTTCTACCTTGTCACTTTCCGGGGTCGTATGCCAGTCAGGTTGCTGAGCGTCTAGCACATTTCTATCGATTACCCGTACCGCTCCACCGTTAGTATTACGTATAATGTCAATAATACGTATACCTAAATCTGGTAGTTCCTGCTTAGTACCTTGAACCAATGCCAAGGGTTCACTGACTACACTCGCATCAGGTCTTAGAAGAACGAGCTCACGCTGAGCGTCATTTAACCAACCTAAAAGTTCTACGTCAGGCCATCGAACTTGAGTCGTATCGTGCAGTATAACTCCCGCACGTCCTATTATATGACTTACTGTTATTGCCATCTCTTCACCATATCGGGGCTATTTCGGGGTTAGCAGTATCCTTGAATGCGTATTCTTTACGCGCTTCGGTCTGAGCCTGCGCCGTTGATTTGTTATACAGCTGGAAATAGTAAGCCGATAGATCCGGATTATTCCAAGCCGTACCTGGTTGCATAAACAACGCGTGCTTCGCCTTCATTACTATAGGCTCGTACCATCTATCGAATAATGCGTCGTCCACACTCTTAGTGTTGAACTGAGGTTTTAACGACGCCTCTATAACTAGCCCATTGGTTACCCTCTCAGCTGGCGCGGAAGTTAAGTAAACCGTATTCGGGTCATCTGTCGTGTTACTAAACGTGTAAGTCTTGTGCGTGTTAACCCATTCGGAACTGAAAGGGTTGTGGTGCATATGGGCGCCTAGATTCTGGAGGGGTTCCCCCGCCGCCTCGACGCGAAGGATTCGTACCACGTCAGTTTTAGAGGGTATATCAACCTCGTAATTAGACATTCCCGCTATAAGAGGGAGCGTAGCAGTAGTACGCCACGCATCCGTCCGTTGGCAGAAGTCGCGGATGGCGTCTACTATGGCTACATCTATCGTAACTGTAGGACACCCTCGTACTTCCGGCGTTATAAACCGGTGAAACGAATCTAGCTTCATCCGACTACGCTATACGGGTACGCTTGTACCTCTCTGATCGGGGTGCTCTGATCCGCTTGATCATAACCTACCTCATACCTAACAGCGTCTTTCAAAGCTTCAGCTACGCCTCGAGGTACTTCGACCTCTTCACCGCGTTTAATTAGCCACTGCTTGCCGTTAACCCCTACCGGTACAAACTGTTGTCCTTGATCACCCATAGTCTTGTGTATGAGTAACCTTACTGTATCTTTTTTAGCTACATCCCTGAACTCTGCTTCTTTCTTAGCTACTGATTTACTAGTCATAATATTTTCCTCTCCCTGAGTTAAAAGAGAGGGCCCCCGTTAGGGGACCCTCCGATCTTTACCTTATAGTTCGGTTACAGCTACTTCGAAACGAGACATCCACGTCTCATTCAAGATAGTCGCAGCAAACCATGATTTCCAACCTACGAACCCGATCTGGCCTAACGGATCAGACTTCGATGGAGTTCCTGGGTTAAGAACAGTTGGTGTGATCGCCTTAGCGCCTTTCAACGGTACTAGACCGAATGCGTGCTTAGCGATGATCACCACTGGGTATACGTCCGCCTGAGTACCTGTGGTAGAAACCATGCCTACCGCGTCACTAGCTACAGTCGCGCCTGAGTCTGCGAAAGGTAGCAACAGAGGCGACATCAAGAATCGTACGTTCTCTACTGAACCGATCTCTTCTGGAGCGAGAGGTTTACGAGAACCGTAATCAGCTAGGTGGATAAAACCCGGTAACTCGCGAATGTCGTTCTCGCAATCAGTATGACAGAAAGCGATATAACCACCCTCGACTGACTCTGTACCGAAGTTAACCGAGCTGCCCATCATAGATGTGACGGGTTTAGCTCTCGCCGCTTTAAGCGAACGCGTAACTGCACGAATCTGATTAAGGTTAATCTTACCTGCTACCTCAGCGCGTGAAGCGACTTTAGTAGGCTTGCTATTAGCGTCTAAAGGTCCTGCGCGGAATACGTTAGTACCGCCGCGAATAACACCCCAAGTTAGCATCTCAACTGTTTCCGCAGCTTGCTCGCCGCATAACATTGAAGCATCGCTTAGGACTGGATCTTCTGATAAGTCCTGAACGACATCAGTGATTTTAACTAATCCGCCGTATTGGTTTAATTTAACCCATACGTCTTCATACTTAATCTGTTGCTCGCTTGGAGGTACGCCCTCAACAAGTTTTAAAGGCGTGACGCCGTCAGCCTCGTACTGTACACCTAGTGGTACAGGTCTGCGAAACGCGATGGTATCCGATGAATTTTTAGGCATCGGTTTAGACTGCCCAAATTTAGATAGTACAAGGATCGGTTCTGCATGCTCAAGCATCTGCTTAGCTGCATACGCCGCTGTACGTTGTGATATGTTGCCGTAATTGGTTAATGCGGCCGTAGACGAAGATGCTGGTGGGTTACCGGCGCCGCCAGTACTACGAAACTGTGCGTTCTCCGCACCTGATGTTAAATAATTTTCAGCCATGATGGCTCCTCTTTTGTTAAAAGATAAACGAATGAATTCTTCGAAGCTCTCTTAACGAGGGGCAGGCTTTTCGCTAGTCCGTCGTAATACTCCTTATCGTCTAGAGCAGGGGAGCCTAGCCGCAATTAAGGGACCGGGCTCGTACTCAGCAAGTTAGTCTTGTTGCGCGTAATACGCGAATGCAGACTCGAAGTCATCAGGTGGTCCTGATGGTCTAGACGGACCTCTCTTCGGAACCGCTACGTTTGTTTTTAGCTGGTTCTCGCGCGTAGATCGAATCTCTTCCACTTGCTCTGACTTGTCTGCATTATAACACTTTAGGAGATAAATGTAATCCTCTGATTCCATTGAACCGCGCAAATCCTGCACCTTTAACGGTTGCTGACCCATCCAGGTATCAAAATCTTCACTGTGTACGGTTTCCTGCCAGTCAGGGTAACGGCTAGCTACCATCTGTATCTGCCCATCGACGTAACGCTGCTCCTC